TCCGCCAGAGCGCGAAGACGAACTGCTCAAGGTCGTCTGCAGATTCTGGATGCCGGAAGACCGGGTCGCGGAGCTCGTGAAGACCGGAATCAATTATGACGTCTGGGTCCGCGATGGATTCATCAAAGCGACGCCCGGCAATGTCGTCGATTACCGGATCGTGCGAAACGACATCTTACAGGACAACCAGGATTATCTCTTAAAGGAAGTCGCCTACGACAAATGGGGCGCCACCCAGATGAGCCAGGACCTCGCCGACGAGGGCATCGAGATGGTGGAGATGGGCCAGGGATATGCCAATCTTTCGGGACCCTCTAAAGAATTCGAGCGCCTGGTCTTAGGAGCCAAATTAAATCACGGCGGCAATCCGGTCTTGCGTTGGATGATCGACTGCGTGACAGCCAAGCAGGATCCCGCCGGCAACATCAAGCCGGTTAAGCCGGACCGCCGAACGTCGGCACAGAGAATCGATGGCGTGGTCGGGCTGATTATGGCGCTTGATCGGGCCATCAGACATGAGAAAACCGCGGACGTATGGAGCAGCCAATGGTAGGGAGAACGCGAAATGCCTAGATTTCTCGCCAGAATCTTTTATAGCCTGCGCGGCAAGCGCCGGGCAAGACTTCATTTAATCGATGACGGCCCAACCCTCGAGGGGATACTTGTCGGGCGCTGGGCCGGTCATTATGTGTTATTGGTCCCACGCTTGATGAGTGAGCCCGGGGAAGCGATCACGCTCGAAGGCCTGGCCGAGGTGCCGGCCGAAAAGGTCCTGTTCGTGCAGGTGATCGGCTAATGATTTTAGCAACGCGGCAGGGCGACAGACAGCAACGAAGCGTGACCATATCATCTGAGCTTATGGCCGCCATTCGCGGAGGTGGCTACGGCTCGACCGCCGGGATGGCAATCAACAACCGGACAGCCGCCGGGATCCCCGCCTTTCATGCCGCCGTGACTTTTGCCGGCCAAGCCGTTGCTTCTCTGACTATGAGAGTTTGGCGCGGAGAGGGGCCGATCAAGGAGCGGGTTAACGGCACGTGGCAGGCCCGGCTATTTCGGGGATCGCCAAACCCCGAGCAATCGCAATTTACTTTTTGGGAGACAATCGAGGCGTCGCTGACGGCGCGGAACAACGCGTATATCTGGAAGACCAAGGGCGCCGACGGCAAAGTGGAGATGCTCTGGGCCCTGCATCCGGATCAAGTTTACACGCCACTATCGACTCAAGAATATTACGTGACATTCTGGCCCCGTTATCCGACGCCGTATGAAGTCGAAGGTTATGGAGCGGTAAAGGCAGACAAATCCATCCTGCTACATATTCGCGGGCGCGGCGGGCTGGGAGAGATAATCGCTCCCTCGCCGATAAAAGTATTCGCGTCGGCGCTGGGCATTTCGCTGGCCAAGCAAGAGCATGAGGCCAGCCTGTATGCCCGTGGGGCTTCGGGCGGCCTGGCTGTGATTTTTCCAAAAGATATTAAGAAAGACCAAGCGAAAGAATGGCAAGAGGTCTTCGACTCCAACCAAGCCGGGCCATCCAACACCGGAAAAACAAAAGTCGTCGGCGGCGGCGCAAGTTTGCAAGTCATCGGAATGACCCAGGCGGATGCGCAATTTGCCGAATCGGTTGGTCTTTCAGTGCTCGACGTTTCACGCATCACAAATGTACCCGCGTGGTTTCTGGGAATTTCCGACAAAACCAGCAAGCCCATGACGCCCGAACACGAACAACGACGCTGGATGAGCCATGGTTTCGGACCCCGACTAGCTCGCATTGAGTCGGCCCTAAATGCCGACACCGATCTATTTGGAATGGCGGCGGACTATGCCGCTTTCGACACGGCCGGCTTGATCCGCGGCGACCTGGCAACGGAAGCGGATATCACGATTCGCAAAGTGCAGGCCGGTATCTGGCTGCCCGATGAAGCCAGGGCGATGGATAGCCTACAACCCTATCCGGACGGAGTAGGCCAAATCCCACAAGTGACCCCGGTCGGGGGCACGCCAAACGCCAACCCGATTGCAAACACTAATATTGACGGAACAGAGGAGGAATAATGCCTGAAACAAAACCGATGAACCCGGATGATCTCAGGGCTCTTTTATTGTCCGAGATGCGGACCGTAGCCTTACCTATTGAAGGTTTGGAGTGGCGCGAGTCCGAGTCCGGTGACGGCTCGCGGATATTAACCGGATATGCCGCCATCTATAACCAAGAAACAATTCTTTACGAGGGGACCTATTGGACCTTTAAAGAGATCATAGCCGAGGGCGCCTTTAACAACGTGCTTTCACGCAACCCCGACGTTCATCTGGTTATCGGCCACGATATGAGCCGGGCGATAGCGCGCACAGGCGTAAGTGGTATCGGCGGGCTGGAACTAACCAGCGACGCCCGCGGACTGAAGGTTTACGCGCGTCTTTCGCTCGATGATATCGATGTGCAATGCCTCGGCGCCAAGATGGACCACGGCATTATGGATCAGATGTCCTTCTCTTTTCGCCTCAAGGCCGGCGGCTACACGATTTTAACTACAACCGATCCGGACACCGGCCACGAAACCGACCTTAGAACGATCACTGAGATTGCCGAACTCTACGATGTTTCAATGGTCGCTCAAGGTGCCTATCCGCAAACCGAGGCCGTTCTTAGGTCTTTGGCTAAAAGTTTCGACCAATCACGGGAGCGCTCGACTGAGGTTCCCGCGGCTGAAGGGGAGCGCTCGACTGAGGTTCCCGAAGACGATGGCGGCGCGACGGTACCCAATCCGGCGGTCGAGCATCAAATAGCCACCATGACATCGCGAGTCACGCTGGCGAAAAGTCAGTATCAAACGAAAGAGGAGAAATGAATCCAAAATTAAAAAAGATGATCGAGGAAAGGAAAAAGCTGCATAACGACGCTTGCGCCGAAGTGCAGCGAACCGGCGATGAGTTTCTAGGCTTGCCGCAAGACACGGCCGATGAAGACCGTGGCGCGGCCTTTAAGACCTTTAAAAAGGCCGAATACACCGCCGAGCGTACCAAAGCAGCGCTTGACGAGGCGGAAAACATCGGTCGGGCTCGCCAAAGCTTTACCCCGGTAGCTGCCGACGATCCCAACAACCTCGGCATGGACGAAAAAGAGGTGCGTGAGTATAGCCTGCTACGGGCTATCAATGCGCAGCTCAACAAAGACTGGAGCGGCGCCGAGCTGGAAAAAGAGGCCTCAGATGAGATCGGCAAAAGGACGAAACGCGAGGCTCGCGGTTTCTGGGTGCCCTCGGAGGTCCAGCGTCGCGATCTAAACGTCGGGACTCCGAGCGCGGGCGGATATACCGTCCAGACGACCGTCATGGCGCAGAATTTCATCGACATCTTAAGAAAAAAGATGGTCGTAAAACAGCTCGGGGCGCAAGTTTGGAGCGGGTTAATCGGGCATCTGTCCGTGCCTAAACAAACCGGCGCCGCGCAAGCCTATTGGGTAGCCGAAGGCGGGGACTTAACCGAGAGTGCGCAGGTATTAGCGCAAGTGCCGCTGGCGCCCAAGACCCTCGGAGCTTTTACGGACATCACCCGCCAGCTCATAATCCAGACGTCGATCGATGTGGAAAACTGGGTTAAGGCTGATTTAGCGGCGGTAATGGCAATCGCAATCGATCTCGCGGCGCTGCACGGGCTCGGGGCCAGCAACCAGCCTAAAGGCGTGACCGAGCAAGACGATGTCAACACGGTCGAGGCCGATATCGCCGCCCTAACTTGGGCCGATATCGTCGATCTGGAAACCCAAGTCGCGCTCGATAACGCCGACCTCGGCGCGTTGGCTTACATCTGCGACGCGGCCACAAGGGGTCTCTTGAAGACGACCGAGAAATCAAGCGGCTATCCGGTTTATCTGTGGAACGATAACGGATGCGCTTGCCCCGGCGGCGGGAATATGGCGATGGACGGAATGTCCGGGATGCAGGGGGCCGGAATGGTCAACGGCTATCTTTGCGGCTGCACCAACCAGGCCCAGACCCTGTTATTCGGAAACTGGAACGATGTAATCATCGGCCAGTGGACGGGTCTGGACATGTTGGTCGATCCGTACACGCTCGGCAAGAGCGGCGGCGTCCGGACAATCGTATTTCAGGACGTGGACGTGGCCGTAAGGCGCGGGCAAAGCTTTTCGATGATCATACCGGAAGGCAGCTAGTCTCTACCAAGAACACGGGAGCCCTAGCAATAGGGCTCCTTTTTGTTGGCAGACAGCGAAAAAGGAGGATCTTGTGATCGATGTTTTAACCGCTTACAACGAGCATTTGTCGCGCAACAAGCGCAGACCGACAACCGCGATCAGCGTCGAGTCCGGTATTTGGCTGCAGAAAAAATTGGACGAACTCAAGCCCAAAAGAATAGTAGATTTTGGCAGTGGCTTCTCATCGTTACTTTTCCATGCTTGGGCGCAAGAAAATGAGGCGCGGGCAGTCACGGTAGACTTATCGCCGGTATGGCTTGAGGTTGTTAAGATCGAGCTGGCAGCAGCCGGGCTATCGGTGCGGGATTGCTATCTCATAGATGAGCTCCCCGGCGATATGATGTTTGATTTTGCCTTGGTCGATTTAGGCGCCACCCGCGACCGCCTTGACCGCATCGAAAGTATTTTTGTGTGGCTGGCTCCGGGGGCGACTCTTGTACTTGACGATTGGCACATGGACCATTACCGCGAGCCGATGAAGGCCTTATTGTCCGATCGGGGCTTGAAGGCCTGGCGCCTAGAGAGCACGAAAGATCAGTATGGGCGCTACATGGCGAAAGTAGTCCTGCCTTGATCATAGCCTGCTTAAATTTTTTCAACGAGATCAAGGCGCTAAAGGCGACGGTCGCGTCCTACTATCCGCATGTCGATAAGATTGTCGCCGTCGATGGGGCTTATAAGGGTTACCAGACAGAGTTCCCATACTCTACCGACGGCAGCCTGGAATATCTGCGCTCGATGCCCAGGGTAGAACTGGTCGAGACTAAGAAGTTTTGGCGCGATCAATGCGTCAAGCGCACGGAGTACTTCAAGCCCGGCAAGCCCGGCGATGTGTTTTTTATTGTTGATGCCGACGAGGTCGTGATCGGAGCGCAAAACCTAAAGCTACTGCCGGAACGCGATGTCGGCTGGGTGACAATTCAAAGCCCGCTATATAGCAGGCCATACAAGCAGCCGCGCCTCTTTAGTTTTTCGCCGGGGCTGAGATACGAAGGCCGACATCACTGGACCTATGACGACAAGGGCCTGGTGACGACACATCAAGGCATGGCTGCCGGCCGGACGTCCGCGCTGGTGCCGATCACGATAGACCATAGGCGCAACCTGCATAAATCCAGGGAGGCACTAATGGCGAAAAGCGCATACCGGGCAAAGCAGAGGCACGATGAGAACATTCAAAATTTTGTAAAGAAAGAATCGCTTAACTTTGTTTTTTTGACTACCTTCGATCCGGCGGGCGTGGCGTGGAGCCTCCATAAGGCTATCGAGACGACCACCATCCATAAAAGCACATATTTCCGCCACACCGACAATTATATTCAATACCCGGCGCAATATACTCACAGGCATCAGCTTGAGCAGCGGAGAGCCTTGCGCGAGGCCGACGTAGTCCACGCACACCTAAGCAGCGGGCTGCTGCGCATCGGGATAAAGAAGGGCGCAAAGAGGATAGTGCATCACCACGGCACAATGCTGAGGAAGCGGGTCGCCGTCATGGAGGCGCTAGACAGACAGCACGCCGACATAAGGCTATGCGCTAATCTTGAGCTGACGCAATACGGTGAAGATCTGATATATCTTCCCAATCCGATACCGTATGCCGAGTACGCGAAGCTGGCCGAGGGCCGCAAGCCGGGTAAGGTTTTTAGGATATCGCACAGTCCGACCAAGCGACAGAACAAGGGAACCGAGGCGTTCTTAAATGCCGTTGCTGAGCTGAAAACCGAAGGACTACCAATCGAGGCCGTTCTGATAGAAGGCAAGACACACGCCGAGGCGCTGGCGATAAAAGCGACCTGCGACGCGGCCTTTGACAGTTTCTGGCTCGGGCTACAGGTGTCAGGACTAGAGGCGGCGGCGATGGGTCAACCCGTGATCGCGGGCGACGAAGACATCAATAAACGCTACGAGCAGTGGCTGGGATGTGTGCCATACACGACAGCGACCGAAGCGACGCTGGCAAAAACCATCAAGAGGTTAATCATGGATCATCAATTCTACGCAGACGAAAAAGCGCGGGTAGGCGAATACGTGCTAAATCATCACGACAGGGCAGTCGTCGCCAAGCGATATCTCGACATCGTCGAGGGAGAAAAGGCTATCAGGCGAGCGCCGGAAAATATGCTAAAGAAAACGGGAATTACTAGGCCGCGAATTGCGGCGGAAAAAAGGTAACCCTTTTCTCCAACCCCTCGGGCCTTGGGGTGAAGTGTTAAAGGAGGAAAAATGTCACTAGCACAATCAGCAAGCGATACATCAGTAAACGCATCGACCGAAACCGACATAGCGACCTGGACGGCAGATGGGGTGAAGGAGTTTGTCGGTTTCGTGGCGACCGGCGAATACCCCGCCGAGTACCGTCTGTATTTCGACACGACCTTGAAATATAAGTTTCAAACTTCGGCAGAGCAGCCGACGGCTTTTGTCGCAGATAAAGCCGTTGTCCCAGCCAACAACGTTGTTGTAGATTTGCGGGTATATCACACCGCACCGGCAGCCAAAAATTATTTTGGCACGATCTTAGGAGCTTAAATTATGGCGCTACAATCAGGAGTTGAATTAATCACTTTTTACAGCGCCGTGGCAAAGACGGCATCGGAAAACGGCAGTAGCGTTCTTGTCCCTGATTTTAAGCGGGCGCTAATCACGGCAAACATTACGGCTGTTGCCGGCACATCGCCGACGCTCATTATCGGTTTTGAGACTTCCGAGGACGACACTACCTGGTTTCACAACGGAATTGTGGTGGATAAAGATAGACAGGGCAGCTTAACGAGGACAAGCGCCCCAACGGATGAAGCAAAGATCACGACAGTTACCAAACACATACTCTGGCTCACGCACTTTAGCAAATACCTCCGACCTTATTTAACTATCACGGGTTCGGCGGGGCAGAGCTTCACGATTACACTCAAAGGAACCTTCTACCGTGA